TAAACATTGATACTATCTGGGCTGCTGTATATCCTATTATTTCTACTGGTGGTAGGGCGTTTGTGTTATCAACTGTTAATGGTGTTGGAAATTGGTATCATAAAGTATACGAAGACTCGTTTCATAAGAGGAATGCCTTTAACTGTATTAATATTAATTGGGAACAGCACCCAGAGTATAAACGTCAAGAAGGGTTTAATCATCTATATGAGGAAATGGAAACTAAGGGTTTGAATGTAGATAAGTGGGAGACCACAACGAAAGCTAATATGCCAGTGAAACAGTGGTTGCAGGAGTATGAGTGTGCTTTCTTAGGAACAGGTGAAACCTTTATAGAAGGATCTCTTCTGAAGAGATTAATAGAAGGAATTAATCCTACCTTTTCTATTAAATATAACAACAAAATGAGAGTTTGGGAAGAGCCTAAACCAGAGTATGAGTATATTATAGGAGTGGATGTGTCAATGGGTAGAGAAAGGGATTATTCCGCTTTTCATATTTTAAACACCTATACAGGAGAACAAGTAGCTGAGTTCTATTCTAATAGAACCCCAATAAATGAGCTTTCTCAAATTTTAACAAAAGAAGCAAATCTCTATAATAATGCATTAGTTATTATCGAGCGAAACACGATTGGGAATAACCTAATTGATTGGATGTTTAATGTGTATGAATACGATAATTTATGGATGGATGAGCGAAACGACTTCGGATTACAGGTTACAGTAAAAAACAGAGAAGAAATTTTGAATAGATTAGAAGAATATATAAGAAACAATAATATTAAAATTAACTCTAAACGCACTATCGGGGAGCTTCTTACCTTCATTATAACTGAAGGAGGGAGGGTAGAAGCTGATAAAGGTAAGCATGATGATTTAATTATGAGTTTGGGAGTGGCTGTAAGATTACTACATACTTTAGTAGATAATAACCCTCTAGAAGCTTCTAAGAATGATCATAGGATACAGAAACCTCTAGAACCTATTAGTTTTAAAGTTAAAAATGCCTACGGGGATGTTAGTGATGAGGATTTAAAATGGCTGATGAAGTAAAGAATAAAGATAATATTAATGAAGACGCTATAGGTTACACTTCTTTTGATGCGTCCCCAGATGCCAGATATGGTCCTTATTTTTATCCTAATGGTAGGTTAGGACAATTTTTAGCTAGGTTCTTTGCAACTAAGGCGGCTCCGTTTTTAGCCAAACAAACGGATGATGGATCTACTCCTCAAGCAGCATTAGCTGGAGATACGGTCTCAAACCCCGATGTGGTAAAGCCTGATGATCTTCCTGCTTTAGGGGCGGTTAATAGAAAAGAATTAATCCTTCCAGAATTAGAGAAGACCAGAAGGGAAAGGTATTTGAAGTTTGATGAGATGGATAACTACCCAGAGATCGGAACTGCGTTTGATATTTACGCTGATGACGCAACCCAAAAGAACCTCCAGAACACTAGATGGACTGTACGAAGCGATAACCACCTAGTAGTAGATGAAATTAATAAGATGTTTGCTCATCTGCAAATGGACAGGATTTATTGGGATATTATTAGAAATACTGTAAAGTATGGGGATTGTTTTATTGAAACTATTTTGGATATTAATAACCCTAAAAAAGGACTTCAACGAATCAAAGTATTAAATCCTAACTTTATTATCCGAGTTGAAAATGAGTATGGATATTTAACGGATTTTATTCAAGAGATTCCTGATGATAATGATTGGGTTGCATTTGGAAGTGCTGCTGGGAATATGACAGGTTCTAAATTTATTACTCTTGATAGAAACCAAATAGTTCATTTCCGCTTACGAACAGCAGACCCTGCTTATTATCCTTATGGAAAATCAATCGCTGCGTTAGCTATTAGAATCTTTAGATCTCTAAAATTAATGGAAGATGCTATGTTAATCTATCGCTTGGCAAGGGCTCCAGAGAGACGGATTTTTTATATTGATGTGGCTAACATGCCAGCTACTAAAGCTGAGATGTTCATGGAGAAGGTTAAGGAAAAATTTAAGAAAGAAAAGTATTATAATAGTAATGACGGGACGGTAGATTCTCGTTATAATCCTCTCAGTGCTGATGAAGATTTCTTTGTTCCAACAAGAGGGAACCAAGGTACTAAGATTGATACTCTCCCAGGTGCCCAAAACTTAGGGGAAGTAGATGATGTTCGTTACTTCCGTGATAAGCTCTTAGCTGCTCTTAAGGTTCCTAAAGATTATATTGTTGAGAAGGATAAGTCCCCAGAGCGGAAGGCTAATTTATCTCAACTTGATGCCAAGTTTGCTAGGGTGATTACCCGAGTACAACAACAAGTTGAGGTGGGCTTTGAACAGATTGCTAAAAGACACTTAGCTTTAGTTGGATATCCAGCTTCTTTAGTAAAAGAAGTAAAAATTGTTCTCCCCGATCCTAGTGATACTTTTACTAAACGTAAAATGGAAATTGATGAACAAAAAGCAAGAGTCGTTCAAGCTGTTGTTGGTTTAGGGATTTTTCCTAAAAAAACTATCTATAAAGAATTCTATGATATGACGGATGAAGAGATCCAACATACTATGAACGAATTAGAGAAAGAACAGGATGCTGCTCAAGAGAAAGAATTAGAGAACCAAGAGAAACTGAGCCAAGTGGGTGCGGGGGCTGAGCAAGCAGGAAAAGATGTAGATATGGAAAGAGATCAGGCAGGAAAGGATATGGATGCAGCGAGAGATGAGGGGTCTGCTCAATCTACCTTTGAAAGAGATAAAGAGATGGAAAAAATGAAAAAAACCTCTAAAAAAGAATCTATTGATTCGGCCCTTATAAGTACTTTACAAAAGGTAAAGAGTAAAATTATTGCAGAGTGTGGAGAAGACAGTGATCGAACTGCCTCCATAGATCGCGTAATCACCAGAAATATAAAAAAACGACAAAGAAACAGCTAATTAAAGATACTATATAAAGATAGTCTCATGTATTAAGGAGAAATTATGTTCGATCACTTATTCGAAAACAGAAATAAAACAATTACCAATCTTATTAAACTAAGCGATTGCTTAGGAAGGTCTCTTAGAGAGAACGTAGAGCTTTTTGCTATTGATAGTGAAAAGAATGAAGTAGCTTTTTTAACGGAAGGTGGAAAAGTTATCACAGGCACCTATACCTTAGATAAGAACATTGTATTAGATTCTATTAAAATTCAAGAAATAGAAATTTTTACTGATAATAATATCTTTGAAACTTATGTAGATGAGAAAGTTTCTAATTTTGTTGGTAATCTAAATTCTGATAATTATAAAGATGCAGATGAGTCTTTTAGTGATATTTTATCTCTTTGGGAAAATCGTTTAAAGTTTGATAATGTGAGAAAGAAATTAGAAGAGAAGGTCTCTGTTTTTTCTGAATCACAAGAGATCCTTTCTACTTCTCCTTTTCAAAGATTTTTAGAGGTGATGCCCCAGTTTCTGACGTTTTTAGAAGAAGAGAAAGAAGATATCACCAAGATCAAAGAAATTGAAAATGCTATTAAATTATCTAATTCAGTGTCAAAAGCGTTTAATACCCCTAAAATGACTATAGATGACCTGGAGACCTCCCCCTATACCGTTTCTAGAGGAATTAACGAAAGTATCTATGAAATGCTATGTCGTCAAGAATTAGTGAAAAAAGAGCTTTTAGAGTCTAAAAAGAGTTTTGAGGTGATTTGGGCTACAAATACCAAAATTAGAAATTTAGCGTCTCTTTTATACGAAGACTCAGAAGTTACAGTTTTAGAGTCTTTAGTGGATGCGGTCGTTGATATCCCTTATTTGGCTCTTACAACTAAAAAACAGCTTTTTGAATCTCTAGATAGTGCATTGGGATTATCAGATCATACAGCAATTCCTACAAAAGATATCAAAGAGTTTGCATCTCGATTATTTGAGATGAAAAAACCTTTGAAGAAAACTATCATATCTTTACTGAATGAGAAATATGGTATTAATATCCAAAACTTACAAGATACAGCCACCTTTACTAATCTTGCTACTACTCAAACAGTTATTTTTGAGTCCTTAGCAAGATTAGCTCCTAAAGGGAGTGTGCTTAAAACTACTCTTAGTGAAATGGGTAAAATGCTTAAAGGTAAAAATGGGGTTGAAGTAATTGATATTAATGATATTCTCCAAGAAGCTTTTGATTCTTGTAGTTATTCTGATTTCTGTGAGGACTTTGCCTTAGTTGAGGGGGTTAGTTTTGATTCTATCCTTGATGAAAGCTTTACTGCTGCTCAATTAGTTGAAAAAGCAAAAGAAAAGTTATTATTAGATAAGAATAAGAAGAAACCTGCTCCAGAGACTATGGAGAAAGAAGAAGACCTAACTCCTGAGCAAAAGAAAGAAAAAGCTGATGCTGAAGCGCATGAAGCGCATCCTGCAAATGATACAGAAGAGGAAGATGATTCCGTAGCTGCGGCAGAAAGAAATACTCCTCCTAAAGCTAAACCTAAACCTAAAGCTAAAAAAGCAGTTAAAGAAGAGTCTACTTCAGAAACTGAAGAAGAGACTCCTTCAGAAGAAACTGAGGAAGAGCCTAAAAACGCTTCTATTAGTAAAGATGAATTTTTAGACGCTTTAAAAGATCTTGATGAGCTTATGGCAGGAATTAGCCCCGACCAGGAAGACGAAGAAGACAAAGAAGCTGAAGAAGACGAAACGGAGGCATAAACCGTGGCTGAATGTGGTGACAGTTGCACTTCTGGATATGTCCCACTTATCCTATCTTCTATTGATGGTGATTGCCGAATTGTAGAATTACCTGAAGACGAATGTTTATGTGTTGACATTTGTACTTCATGCACAGGAGGCCAAGGAGGTGGACCAGGAGGTACAGGTCCTACTGGTGAACAAGGTAGAACTGGACAACCTGGAGATATAGGTACTGGTCCTCAAGGTCCTCAAGGCTATACTGGTGAACAAGGCGATAGTGGTCAACCAGGCCCTCAAGGCGATACTGGGGATCAAGGTCCTACTGGGGATACGGGTGGTGATGGTCCTCAAGGCTATACTGGGGATCAAGGTCCTACTGGGGATACTGGGGATCAAGGCGATAGTGGGGATCAAGCTCCTGGTGAACAAGGCTATACTGGTCAACAAGGCGATACTGGTGTACAGGGTAGAAGTGGGTCTCCAGGAGATATAGGTACTGGTCCTACTGGTCCTCAAGGCGATACGGGTCCTCAAGGCGATAGTGGGGATCAAGCTCCTGGTGAACAAGGCTATACGGGTCCTCAAGGCGATACTGGTAAGACTGGGGATCAAGGTCCGATTGGATTTCGTGGGGCAGTTGGTATA